TGCCCAATATATACGATAGGATAGACTGTCTGTATCTGGAAATGAAGATGAAGAACCTGTATTTGTATATTGAATCGATAAGAGAGCAGGAACAACTAAAGAACCGACAGTGATTAAAATACGCGCTGTATGAAAAATTAAAGATAGACGATTACAACGTCTTTCATAACTTTCTAGAAGACGAATATACCGTTTATCAAGTATAGACTTCTGTAACTCATTTAAATCGTCTATATTTTTTAAAGAATCTTGAAAATAACTCGCCTTTGTCCTACAACAGTTCATCACTCTGATGTATAAAATTGAAATAAAGTTGTGTGTGATTCAAAGCTAAGAATGGAAGTCACACTGCAACTTTGGTCAAAAGAGTATTCCCCTGTGGAATGTAATGATCCTTTTACTGCTCAGGTATCCAATGATCTATGGCAACGTATAATGAGTGAAGATGAAGGAAAACGCCACTTTCTTCGAATTCATGACTGGATTGTTCCATGCGGACAGCCTGTAAACCACGAAGGAAATCATGCGTTTCTTCCTCTGTGGATGATTGATTCAGCAGGCATCAGTGCCCTTGGCGACGAAGTAGAAGTTGAAGTTTTAAACGAAGAAGCCTTTCCACCAGCAACACGAATTGTTCTCAAAGTTGTGGATAGTGCGTTCTATACAAGTGATATTAAGGAAGAACTTGAGAAGGCTCTTTCAGCCATCGGTGTCATTCGGAAACATACAACACTCCAGATTCGGGTCTCTGCACTTGGAGACTTTCCTGTTGATCTCTTTATTGCGAATACAGAACCCGCAGATGTTGTCCTATGTGATGGAGAAGAAGTAGCTCTTGAGTTTGAAGAACCTGTTGATCATTTTGAGCCAGCGACTGAACAAAAAAGACCCTCTGAAGATCTTCCAATGGTCGGATCATGGATAAACGCTGGATCAGGAAATGTTCTCGGTAGTTCTACAACCGATATACCCGCATGGCGTCTTGCTGTGCCTCATAGACCTAGATCCTAAGCAAAATCAGGATTCCATCTAAACTCTCCATCCAAGAACTCTTTTAAGAAGCAATTTACCTTTTTACTTGGATCTGTATAATACGCATGTCCAAAATCAATAATCCAGATCTTTCCTTCTGAATCTTCCATGAAGTTATAGGAGGTGATATCTACATACTCAATTCCCTCTCTCTCATAGAGTATTGAAAGAATACGATGAATCTCCTGCCATATATGCTTGGGAATCTTCTTAGGATCATCTGTATATTGATCTGCTAAACAAATACCATTGACCTTATCCATGACAACTACATCCTTCTTAACACTATGAATTCTTGGACTAAATTCATAGTTGGATGCGATCTCCTGTAATTCTACTTCTAATGCTGATACATTGTTCTTTGTAAACATTTTCGCTGATTAGAGGGTTTAAACAATTAAAATCAATTTTTAATAGTATGAATCTTGAAGAGGGAGCTTTACAGATCTATCAAGGCATCCAAAAAGCACTTCAGAATGGAACAGGACTTCTAGTGGGTCGTAACGGCACAATTGAGCTTGAATGTCTGTTTGGCTTTGGAAATCCTTCAAAACTAGAACTTCACGCAGGAGTTTGGCCTTCAACTCAAGAATCTATACAAGTCTGGATACAAAGATCTATAGAAGCAATTTTGGAATCAGATGTTCTCGTTGCTGGATGGTATGCTCCTTTAGCTAAAGAAGAAACACTCTTTTTAAATAATCTTGATATCAAAGTGCCTCGAATCCCCTTACGGAGCTTAGAACCCTATTATTTACCACCCGAAAAACGATGGACATCCCTCTTAAAAGATCAGAAGGTTGCAATTGTTAGTTCCTTTGCTAATACAGCAGTTGCTCAGACAAAGAATCGTGATGAGATCTGGCCTCTCTTCACAGAGTCTATTTTGCCTTCAACCACTCACTGGATCCCGATTGTTACAGGATATTGTCCCGCATTAGCACAAGGATCTGCTGAATGGCCCAAAGGTATTCAATCATGGCAAGATGCTGTCAGTTTCATTGTAGAAGAAGTTATTAAGAGTAAGGCTCGTATTGCGATTGTTGGATGTGGAGGTCTTGGAATGATTTTGGGCGATGAACTCAAAAAGAGAGGTATTATTGTCATTGTCATGGGAGGTGCTACACAGGTTCTTTTTGGTATTAAAGGAGGTCGCTGGTCAAATCACTCTGTTATTTCCAACTTCTGGAATGATGCATGGGTGTATCCAAGCCCTACAGAAACACCTAGAGGTGCGTCTCGTATTGAAAACGGATGCTATTGGGAACCTAGTGCTACTCAAAAAAATTGAAGTATACAGTGACCGAGAGAGACGCAAATAAAATGTATCTTTCAGATATTCGTTATTCATGGCCTTTCAATACAGGTGCTCCCCAGAATCTTGAAGATAAAGAAGTTTTGAGTCATTCGATTTCACAAAATGATGCTATGTCTGTATGGCGTATTCCTATTCCTCAAGCAATGGAAGGATTTACATATCTAGCCTTTCGTTTTATAGAGACTTCTCCAGAAATAGGCGTCACTACGGCTGATTTAGTTCATACAGGATCTGAAAGACCCATCTTTCTATGGGTTCCTTCCATCCATGTTAAAAGCAATGAATGGACTCCATTTCCATTTCCCATTGTCGCTTCCTTTACATCCCTTGGAATGGATCTTGTGATTCGTCATTCAAGTGATAAGTGGGGCAGAGTCGAAATCCTTTCTCAGAAACTGGATGACTTTCCCTTAATCAAGGGACTTTCCTACGCATTTGTGGATACCATTGTAAATAAGATTACAATGATCTTCACACCTGAACAAACTATATGTATGCCCAACGTTGAACGTTGGCCTCAGAAGACTAAATTACTTCCGCCTCTTAAACGTGTCTTAGATCCTTTCAGAGCTGAATGGGTGGATAAATCAAGCTATTGGAACGGAGTGGATTTAAAACGCTCCTTTTAGGACTTTATTTCAGCCTTTTCAGCTCCAACGATATCAATATGAATATCTGTTTGATCGGACGATGGGTTAACAAGAGTATTTAAATTCACACGACGTCTAGTAGCATCATGGTGTTGTGATTTAGCACTTGGTTTCATAAGAGATTGTGTAGATGAAATACGATCTACTGCCTGAGAGACATGTGGCATTAAAGTTCCTGATAAATCAGTAATACGTTTATCAATTAATTTTGTTAAATCAGGAATAATTTCATCACGTAATGCCTTTTTCTTGTGAAATAACATTAATGCTGCCTCGCCTGATAAGAGTTTCAAACGGCCCGCAGAACTATCAAAGACACGAGTGTGCTCAAGGCCGTGACAGATATCAGGGCGTTTGATATTAGGAACATCCTTGAATTCCTTTTCAAATTCCTCAATGACCTCATCAGGCACAGGTGGTGACTGTTCAATTAGACGATCCAGTTCCGCACGACATATACCCAGAAAATCCATACAGTCCATACGATCGTTTGGATGCATAGCTAGTTCAATAGCAATCTGACGTTGAAACTTACCCCAGGCAATGGAAGCTACACGATTTGCCTCTGAACCCTGGGCATATCGTAAAAAGTTACCAAGTGTTGTTAGAATACCTGCGAAAATAGAAATAGATCCAATTCCAGCTGCTACATAATTCTTGAGTGCAGCATTATCAGGAGGAATAAAAGATCCTACCGCAAAGTTTGCGGTTCCTGTAAGTGTCGATAGAATAATAACAGGAATTGTAATGAACATATTCAAACGACTGAACTTCTTCTCACATCGATCATGAAGCCATCGGTAACATGCAGCTTTATCAGACCATTCAGCCATAAGAGCTTCCTGTTGTGAGGTCCATCCATTCATGAACTTCTTCGGTGCTACATTTCCCGATAAGTCCGAATTAGATCTTGAACGATTCGGTGTATTTCCTTGAGAAGTATTCGTAGCTGACATCTACAGGCTAGAGAGATTTTAACCAGGCTTCTGTTTCTTTTAATTGAGGTTCAGGATCCAATTGTTTCGCTCGTATGCGACCCTCTTCTGATTTAAGTCCATAGAACCATGGATCCGATTGAAGACGTTGAATACACCGAATCCACTGATCAAGAGTATCACGATCTGCAAATAGACCTGCTTCCCCTAAAGATTCTTTCAGACCTGGAGTCGGGTGGGCTATTACAGGAATTCCAATTGACATGGCTTCAACGGCGACACGACCCCATGATTCATAATAGGATGGCATAAGAATGATATCTGTTTGTGAGTAGAATTTGGATGCATCAGGTGTATTTTTCATATATCTTAGATTTGGTAAACCTTTTTCAATAATTTGATTACCATATCCACCCAATACACCCAGAAATTGGGTTTCTGGCATTGCTTTGGCTAATTTGACAAGAACTTCACCTCCTTTATCGTCCATACAATTCACCAGAGTGACATATTTATGATTTGTTTTAATCTCATAGTCTTTCATCTCAACTGGAGGATATAGAATGGGGCCATCAATTTCCCATTTTTTATAGAAGTTCTTGATCCAGAGACTATTATAAATGAAATGGAGCTGTTCCTTTGGCAGTATGTTTAAAAAAGTCTTGATCCATGGAATCTGAAAACTGTTGTGAATTAACATGACAGCAGGTTTATTTGCTTCTTTTGCTGTTTTCACAGTCAACTCTGAATATCTTAGATGCGAGATTAAAATGGATGCCCTTTGAACAACCTCTTCAATTTTTTGGGTCTCTGAGAACTCAATGATTTGAACACCATCGACTTCCTTTTTAGGAAACTTGGGCAAAATTACATAGACTTTCCAACCTTTTTTAAGAAGATAAAGATTGAGTGTGTGTGCCATGATTTCAGCTCCTGCGTTATGAATCGGAGGATACATATGAAAAATACAGACAGCTGTCTTTTTTTGGGTGAGTTCTGGTTTTACTATGAAGTCAGCAGGCAAAAGCCTTTTGACTTCTGGTATTTTGACCTTTGGTTTCATCTTCTACTTAGAGATTTTACTTTCCTCTGCCTCTGCCTCTTCCTCTTCCTCTTTGAGAGTTACCATTTGCTGTAATGCCATTTTGATAGATACGTGTTGCTGCTTCCAATGTAAGCAACTTTGGATCGAGGCCCTCAGGCAAGCTCACAAACTGTGGTCTTCCTGTTCCCCCTTTCTTAAACATAAAGGGTCCATAGTTGCCTTTACGAAAGATAAAGTCTCCTAGAGTATGAAGATTTGAATCCTCTTTTGCTTTGAGCTTTTCTTGAAGCATAAAGACAGTATCTCCCTCTGCCTTCGGAACATTAACAGAGCCACATTGAACATAAGGACCAAACTTTCCTGACTTCTCAATCATTTGTTGGCCATTCAACGAGCCAATGACTTTTCCCTCCGTGGATTCTTTTATTTTTACACAGAACGCAATTGCCACTTCCTGCGTGATCTCACTGAATGAAAGATTCTCGGGCCATCCATAAAAGGTTGTCTTCTCCTTGTCTCCTGAAGGATCTTCCCTCAATAGAATTGGACCTTTCTTTCCTTGGACTGCTTTGAGGCCATCCGTGAACTCCTTCACTCGTGTAGAGGCAGTTCCTTTCTGACCCTTCAACTCCAAATAGTGATCTTTATAGGAATTCCATGTATCTCGGCATACATTCTTCCAAGGTTCTTTTCCTTCAGCAACAGAATCTAGACGAGATTCCATCTGAGCAGTGAATCCATAGTCAAAGAGAGGTCCAAATTCTCTCATACAGAACTCGAGAAGACTTAGACCTAGAGGTGTAGGCACCATCTTATCTTTTTCAGCACCCACCTTCTTTGTAATGGTTTCTTCAGTGGGTGGCCACTGGCCTTCTCGTTTAAGACTATACAGTGAGAACTTCCTTTCACTTGCTGGCTTATCACGCTTCTCCGTGTATTTTTTATCCAGAAGCGTTCCAACTAGAGACGCATAGGTGCTAGGTCGTCCAATACCTTTCTTTTCAAGTTCTCTTACGAGAGTCGCCTCCGTGTATCGTGACTTCGGAGTTGATACTTGTGGAGCTGTCTCAAGTGTCTTCCATTTAAGTTTGGTTCCCTCTTTGAGTGCAAGAGCCTGAAGCCAGGTAGCTTGCGCAGCCTCTTGGTGTGACTCTTCCTCATCATCCAAATTTGTCACACTAAAACCAACCTTTCGCCATCCAAGAAACGTTGTTCGCTTCCAGGTCGCTTGCCACGGAAACTCTCCAGGATCACCTGAGGCTGTAAAGACGATTGTCCTGGTGTCTCCCTTCGCAGCCGCCATACAACTCTGCGTGGCTCGGGCCCAAATGAGACGGTAAATCTTGCGTTCTAAGGGTAACCAATCTTCAGATTCAGAAAGCTCAGCAAGATCAAAATGAGTGGGCCGAATAGCTTCATGAGCTTCTTGTGCTTTTACCTCCGTTTTTATAATTTTTTTTGCTTTAGCGGAACCAAGATAGTCCTCTCCAAAGTGTTTTTGAATGTATTGACTTGCGTCTGCGACAGCTTCTTCAGATAGAATCGCATGATCGGTTCTCATATAGGTAATATGCCCCCCTTCATATAATTTCTGGGCGATCTGCATAGTCCTCTTTGGTGGCGACGAATATAGAGCGGATGACTCTTGCTGTAGAGTGCTTGTAATGAGCGGCTTCGGTGGTGCTTCAGACCATGCTTTAGTGAATGCCGTCAGAATCTCTGCTTCTGTTTCCTCATGTAGATTCTCTAGAAAGTTTAGAGCGGACTCCTTTTCATCCAGTTCATCCTTGAGATCCGCAGCAAAGACAAAATTGCCAGCTAGAGGAAACCAGGAACCCTTGACTCGCCATACAGTCTCACTTGTGAATCCTTGAATCTCTTTTTCCTTATCACATAGAAGTCGTAAAGCAGGCGTCTGACATCGCCCCGCTGAAAGAGCAGCTCCCACATGCTTCCACAGTAAGGGTGAGATTGTAAATCCCACCATTAGATCTAGAATGGATCGTGCCTGTTGAGCTTCCACTTTATGTAGATCAATCGTGCGAGGATTCTTGATTGCGTTTACAACTGCCTCTTTTGTGATTTCGTGAAAGACTGATCTTAGAGCGGTCTTAGGATCCAGTTTCAGAAGAATAGCTACTGAATACGCAATGGCCTCACCTTCACGATCATCGTCCGCAGCAATATAGATTCGTGTGGCGGCCTTTGCTGCTTCTTTCAATTGATGAATGGCCTTTGACTTTTCCTTAATAAAAGTATACCGAGGCTCAAAGTCTCTCTCTAAACCTACCGCCTCTAACTCTTCTTCTAGAGCACGAATATGACCCATGGTCGCCTCGACACGCCATCCTGAACCCAAGAACTCTTGAATCTTTTTACACTTAGCGGGACTTTCAACTATGACTAAAGATGTCATACTGTGCTTACTTATTCTTTAAAATAAGTTACAATTTTACTGTGTTACACATTAAAATTGAAACAAATAAATAGGGGAGTATTGAGTAACCCATCATGTCCTACAGAAGTTGGAAAAAAAAGGTGACTCCAGTGACAGAAACAACTCTAAATTTACAAAATACCTCTGAATTTCCATTACTTGGTTCTGTAAAATCAACTAGAACAATTCAACAAGGGGATTCCCTTGCAGAAAAACTCAAAAAAACAATTCAAGCAGAGGAAGAGCTCTCTACTACTTCTCGGTATAAGAAATCTGAGTCACGATCCTTAGATCTTCAAGTGCTACCGATGCCTTCCATTGGAAAACTTCGTCCTTATGAATCTAATTCTTTACAAACACAAGAAGTTTGTCATTGTTCCAACCAGGAGAATAACGCAGAGCATGATCACAAGTAATAAAAGTATGAAATGAAACCATGTGTTTGACTTCTTCAAAGATTTTTTCATAGGGTTCGATAGAACGTTCACGAAAGATATCTTCTACAATCAAAATACCGCCTTTTTTTAGAAAATGAAGAGCTACTTTAATTACAGCACATTGATCTGGAGGATTATGAGACGCATCATCAAGAATTACATCAAATAATTCATTATCTTGACAATATCCACCTAGAGCTGTGGCGATAGATTCTTCATTTCCTGCATCCATTTGAGCTAGAAATACATTTGGTAGACCCATTGAAAAAATATAGTTCAAATTCGGCATATCATTATCATATCCAAAAATTCGAGCCTCTGTAAAATAGTTTCTCCACGCCTTCAACGATGCACCACGAAACACTCCAATCTCTGCGAACTTGATGGGTTTGTGCCTGAGAGGTTCGAGCAGTAGTGAGTAGGGTAATGTGTAAGGATGTCTGTGTCCATTCACGGTAAATGGACTCTTGTCTGTGCCTGCCTCTGAACATAAAAGACATAAATCCGACTTGGCTTGCGTGGAGTCAATTGTAATCTGATTCATCTCTGTATGGTTTGTCTGGGCTGTTTAGGCTAAAATTGAAGTTTTTATTAGATCTAGTATAAGTAAGCAAATGGAAATATGCCCCTATATTAGTATGCTTGGCCTAAACTTTATGGGTCAAGTATGCTGCTGGTATACATTCTTTAGTTGGTGTGGATGTATCGATGACAGAGAAAGAGAAGAAATCCAGACGCATCCACCAATACAATTAAATAAAGAACCAAATCCATTTGTTGTGACAGGGATTCCAAAAGATTCACATCTTCTTCCAGCATATTCTTAATATCCGAATAATAGACCCGCGCGGCCACCATAGACTCTTAAAACATTATAGGTTTCTGCAAAAACATAAATTAGATAACGAGGAACATTGGTTGGATTCTGTGAGCCTTTAAAAGGCTGCATCTGAAACTGAAGTTCCAATTTTTCTATTTTATCCAGATTGGCCTCACCTGTTACCACTGATGGAGGATAATGTCCATTCTGAAAACCAAATGTCATATTATACATATAACGATTGACCCATGGACTCTTTCGCTGCTCATAGGACGGTAGTAAGCTGCGAAACACAGAGGGAGATGCACTTGAATAACGTGTTAAACGTCCTTCATAGATTAAACTGACAGATGCAAAGGGTTCCGAATCTCGCTCAGAAAACGCTGGGATCAACTCCTGATAGGTTTTTGTATTGAGCCCAGAAGCATTTGGCCACCACACACCAAATTTATTAGTGTCATTCAGATCTCGTGTAGCTAAGAATGGCGCATTATAGGATCCAGCTTCATATCGCTGGGCGTAAAAATATAGATCTCTACAGGGATTTGGGACTCGTAGAGGGATTGTCAATCTGGGTTGTCCATTTGTATCCACCGGATCAAATAGATAGTGTTGGACTATAGGATACTGAAAATCCGCAATACGGAATTTATTTGCTTCAGGTTTATCCAAATAGACATATTCTGCCATCACATAGGTATCTCCTAAAAGAAGTGTTGTAGGTATGGAGACATTCGGTATTTTTGTTCCGTCTCTTCTCGTAAAGGTGGATCCCTGTAAAGGAGGATAGGAAACACTACCTGACGCACCGAATCCAGCTTGCACTACCGATGATGTTGTCTTGGTTATCTCATTAGTTACATTGAGTGTATTACCAGATGTATCTACAAGAAATGATGATACATAGAGTGTTTCAACCGATGCGATTCCGATTGTAAGACGCACTTGGTCCGCGTTGACAGCATCAATCGGAAATGCTGCACCAGGATCTCCCTTGGAAAACCAGAATGAAAGTGGCGTCACTGCAACCGTGGGTGTTGTATTCCAGCCAAATGTTCTTTCATTAAATCCACTGTCGACACGAGGTAAAAGTGTGTTCACACTTGTCACTTTTTCAAGAGGTGTTTGGAATTCATCCAAGACTTCTAAGAGACGACCATTTATTTGTTCAATGCGTGAGCCAGCAATATCAATTGTCGCTTGGTTTAATAAAGCGTGTCCTAGACTATTTGTCCATCCAAAAACAGGCCCTTTGAACAGTGGATCCTCTTGAGCTTTGAGCTGAGGTGTTAAAATATCAGGCATAGTTGTGACCAGGTAAAGACGTGTAATTAGAGTGCCTATTCGTGGTAACGTAAGTGTCGCAGCAGTATTAAAAGCAGGTCTTGTATCGAAATCGAGACGAACCCATTGTGTCGTGAAACGACCTGCTTTTAAAAAGACTTTCTGAAAAAAGGTTGTCGCTGGATTACCTTTTGTCGGCAAGAGTCGTTCATCTTGAACACCTGTGTGGATCACTCGGAGTAGGGCGACCACCATCTATTTCTTGGAAGGGGTTTCCTTTAGTTCTTTTTAATCGCTGAACACACCTTGCGTATGTATAGCGATTTTTAATCGCTGAACATATGGTTCGCAATACCATTCTCAAAGCGTAACCAATTCAGACCAATACAAAACACCTTGACTTCCCACGTTCCAGGGCAACTTACATCCAACGTCAATCGTAAACTCTGAAGTCTGCTTGCATTGATTGTCCCTGACGGCTGATGTTCACCAGGATGCCTAGCAAACGGATAGCCATAAATGAAAGAATTATGAGCTGTAACTCCTCCCTTATGATACCTTCCAATCATATTACGGAAATAGGATTCCTCCGCTTCTACTAAATCAATTCCATTGACTTGAATCTTTGCTGCGACTAATAAAGGTGTCCTCGGATTATAGATCGGATCATACTCTCTTTCCAGAACACTTGAATAATTCGTCCATTCATTATTAAGAGATACATCCGTGCGTCGAACAAACCAAAGAATCTCTTCCAATGGATGATTTGCCTCTAGAGGTAGCTGAACACGAATGACAGAAGTAGGATTGGTTGTGGAGGCCGCATATTTCAGAGGCTCCGCGAAATAAAAGGTCTGAACATCCCTATGCATTACTTCAAACGGCTGTCGTAACATTAAGTTTCTTAGACTTCCATCCAATAGAGCACCCCATGTTAGCAGTCTAACATTATCTAACGTCGGCTCTGAAGCAGAAGTGGTAATCGTATAAGGCTCATCAAATTGGTTATTTATTTTTTCAAGTTGAATTATCTTACGAATTGGAACATCATTACATGTATCTCTGAACCCTCTTGCTTGACGCACAACTTCTGAAAAGGGTCTCAATGTAACATGAATTCTCACAGATCCTTCGCGACATGCAATCAACGGTAGGCCCTCCTTCATTCGCGTCCTCTGAAAGAAAAGAGGTAACATACAATGAATATACCCATTCTCTGTTGGAAATACACGTTGAGGATTCCACCGAAGAAGACGATCCATACTTACAAATCCAGTATTTTCTGCCACACCATATTGAGTATTAAACTCAGAAAATAACTGAGAAAACACCACTGAAAAATCTCCATCAACCTTTTCAATCGTCACACCATCAATTTCAAGTTCTACACTCTGAATTAAAATCAGACCAATCGCATTCGCATAAAACCAGGCCGTTGAAGGATCTGAATATTTGGATAAACTTCCCTGAAGCAGTAAAACAGTCGTAGGATCTAACCAACTACCCAATTGAATTTGAAGAACACATCCTAAAAGAAGATCTCCACATGTCTGTGATGCAATATCAAAGCTGAATTTATATCCAAAAGCTGCTGGACCTCTATACTGAAAATCCTGTAAAACAGGAACAAACGGCTGATGTCTTCTTGTCTGATCCCTCGTAAACCATGATTTTTGTGACGTCAAGGGAAAATAGGTATTATCTTGCGGATCCCTCGGTGTTAAGTCTAGCAATGTTGTAATATCACCTGCTGGTCTCTTAAAGGAGGCCATTCACCCTTTCTAATTAGCATATAAAAGCGTTAGACGCTGCTTTTCCGCTGCGATTGTGGCCCACGTTTCGACAATGGATCGGAGTTCTGTATTAGTCGGTGTCGATAAAAGCTCTATGTAAAGCGTTGGACGATCGGCTGTTGTCATATTGATGGATCCATCAGGCTGTCTCGTGGATTTACGATTTCGAATATCTCCTAATGTCCAATCCATAATCGCAAGTTCGATTCCAGGATCTCTTTCTGACTTGGCATGTGTCACTAAATCTCGCCAGATAAGAGGTGAAAAAAGAGATTCTCTATCCCTACCTGCCACCAGGAGTTTCAAATTACCATAGAAACTCACTGTGGGTGTATTGGATAGATTCCAGAGTTGATTTGTTTGAAGAGCTGCGGCCCTTCTGAAAAAAGAAATAATCCGAGAAGTCGGATGAACACCCTCTAGACGACGTGTAATCGCAGCGGTTCCTCCTCTTGAAATCGGTGCATAGTCATTTTGGCTTTGTGTAAAACGATTTTCATAGATGCGTTCAAATGGAATCTCTTGTCGGTTATTCTTCATAGCCTGTTGTGTTTCGCCGTCCATATAAATATGTCGTGTTTGGAGTGTAAGAGTCGGTGTTCCAATGGCTGTTCGGCTTAGAGGTGTAAACTGTATCGGTGCTGTACTAGAGGAAGTTTGAATCTGGAGTGTAGAAGTCCAAGGAGTTGGTTTGGCTCTTCCATCCGATGACTCTACAAGATCTTCTAATCTTCTCAGAAAACAACGAAGACGATAGGACTGCTGGGGTGTTGAATAGGCTGGAAATCCTCCATCCTCAGAACTCTGACATCCAACAATTGGAATTTGAAGTCTCAGACGACCAGGAGTTGTATTTCGTCCAATTGAGAGTTGTGAGCCACTATGAATTCCTGTTTGTTTGGCGTCTAAAAAAGCAGAATTTAGAGTTCCACGTGTTCTGCTACAGGCCCATAATGCATCTCCACTGAACTCCTGGAGTAGAATATTGTCCTGTAGAAACTGGATCTTCTCAAATAAGAAATATCCAATTCCATTCGTATATCCATAGGAGACTCCTGAAAGATCTGTGATGACGGCCTTGGGATTGAGTTCTGCTTCTGTCGGTGGAAGCCATGACGGAAGATCAATTAGAAGTGTCGGTTCAATAAACACATCCCCTGCCATCTCAATTTGAAACTCACAACTTCGCCCAAAATCGGGATTATTCAGAGGTGGAAGATTCCGAAGCTCATGAATATGAGCAGGTGTAGGTCCATATCGATTATCAAATAAATTTTTGGCTTCCTTAGTATCCTCAATGAAATAGACATCTTTATTTCCTCGAGCTATAAGCTCGTATAAAGATCCCTCTATGTTGAAACTCATTTACTATTTCCTTATCTTTAAAATAATTGTGGCGGCTTTACTTGCCTCTGTCGGTAACGTAAGTTCAGCATCACGATCAAGCCACGTAAACTCAATAAGACCCTTAAAGGGCGTGCTATTCTTAATCCATTCATTCATGTGTTCGCGAATCGCATTATAGCCTGGCTCTCTTTCATTAAGACCAAGCTCTTTTAACTTTTTTATAAGAGTAATTGATTCCTTGACACGTTCTCCAGTGGATTTTAGATCAGACTCCATTCTAGTCTCTACTAGTGTTTGTCTTTAGGGACTTAACTAAAAGGACCCACTGTATTTGTGCAAGTGCTGTTAAATTGCTTTCCTTGATAAAAAAGTTGTCGATCTGCATACTCAGTGAAATTTAAGATGATACTGCTAGGCAAAGCACCGCATGTGCTAATGTTCACAGTCGGTTGTGTCACAGAAAGCTTTGATTGAATGAAATTAAAGGCCGTGCGGCTTTGTAACTTACGAATAATATCACTGGCGTCCATTCTAACCATAGACCCTAAAGAATGAAGTCTAAAAAAAGAAAGAAATGTGTGGAATTTGGTTTTGTCTGGGCAACGTGAGGCCTATGTATGATCCCAAACTATGGGTAAATCGTCTATCAGCGAGAGGACCGGAAAGCATGAAAATTAAAGACCTTTCTTCCTCAACGATGGGATTTACACGCCTTGCAATTAATGGACTCACGAAAGAGGGAATGCAGCCCTTTTCTAGAGAATCTCTACACTGGATGTGTAATGGTGAAATCTATAACTGGAAGGATATTGCTATTACAATCAATCAGTCAGGATCCGACTGTGAAGTCCTCGGAGATCTCTATCTTCAGTATCAGGACACTCTACAGTCATTCTTCAAGTCACTTGATGGTGTTTTTTCAATTGTCATTGTGGATGAGGTGCGTGGACGTGCGATTGTTGGCCGTGATCCTTATGGCGTTCGCCCCTTATACATCGGAACGAAGAATCAATATACAATTGTCTCGGAAGGACTTCTGAAGTTTGAACCCTCTCATGTTGTATTTTCAAGTGAACTCAAAGCTCTTATTCCGTTGTGTGATACAGTTACGCCATTTCCTCCTGGCACATTTCAAGTATGGGATCTGGCTACTAAAAAGATGATTTCCTCTGAACGCTATCATTCAGTCCCGTGGTTGACAAATCCGCTTTATACATCGGTGAATCCATGTGGTCTTGAAATGGCCTGTATGTCTCTGCGTTTTGCCTTAGAAGCAGCTGTTAATAAACGTATGTTGATGGAGCGACCTGTTGCAGCTCTTCTCAGTGGCGGAATTGATAGTAGTTTAATTGCGTCACTTGTTCAGAAGTCTTTGCGTGCTGCTGGAAAGCCACCCCTCAAAACCTTTAGTATTGGAATGAACGGTTCTTCTGATCTGAAATATGCAAAGAAGGTCGCAGATTGGATTGGTAGTGATCACACAGAAATCTGTTTGACAGCGGATGAGTTCTTTAAAGCAATTCCTGATGTTATTCATGCTATCGAAACCTTTGATACCACAACTGTGCGTGCTTCCGTCGGAAACTGGCTTATCTCAAAAAAAATTCGTGAGTTGTCAAACTGTAAAGTAGTCTTTAATGGTGATGGATCGGATGAAGTCTTTGGATCCTATTTATATTTTTACAAGGCACCGAGTGACCAAGCGTTTGAAGAAGAAGTCACTCGTCTTCTTACAGATATTCATATGTTTGATGTTCAAAGAAGTGATCGTAGTATCAGTAGTCATGGATTAGAGCCACGAACACCCTTTCTTGATAAACAGTTCGTGGGAGTCGCTCGTTCGATTGCGACTGAATGGAGACGACCTATTAAGGGAGTTCAGGTTGAAAAATGGATATTAAGAAGAGCTTTTGACGATGGATTTACATTGCCACATGAAGTTCTTTGGCGAAGAAAAGAGGCTTTTAGTGATGGTGTCAGTGGCCATGAAAAATCATGGTATGAAGAAATTCAGGAAAGAGTCTCAGCGTATATAACTAGCGAGAACCTTCAGAATGCCTCCTTACAGTTTCCTCACTTAACACCTAAGACTGCTGAACAGTATTATTATCGTTATATTTATGAAGTTTATTTTGGGAAGGTTACAACTCTTCCTTATTTCTGGATGCCTAATTGGAGTCCTGAAGCAACCGATCCGAGTGCAAGGACTCTAGGATCTTTATATGAAACAACGTAGAGATTGTAAAGAGTATGGATCCAATACAAAGATTTAAAGGTTTGTTAAATAGAATTCCAACTGTAATTGAAAGAAGTCCAATTACAATTGAAACACGGATAAGATCAAAATTATTCATTTGTGTGCTTTGATTTTAAGGGGCCTAACTGTTCAAATTTGAAGCACTGGCAAAGTTAGAAGAGATCATACAAATGATAGAACATAGAGTCCGTCTATTTTATGAACTACACAATAATAAGTGGTTTCATATCATGAACCATACACTTGATGTTTTAAGAATGACGGATAGAAATCAAAGATATATGCTCATGAAATACGGCTCTTGCTTTTATTACTAAAGCGATGCTCACAGATACTCAACGAACTCTGGTTTTAAAAGAACGAGTAAAAGAACAAACGCAATCATGGTTATAAAGATTCCTAGGCGTAGAAGCAATGATTCTTTGACAAGGAAACCAATGACTGTTTCTGCAAGGCCCCAAATACCAACCCACCAGATAACCGTAATAAGGGAATATCCGAGCGACTTGTATCTCTGCGATAAAGGTATACTAGGGGTGTCCATCTATAGTGTGTGTAAATTTGAAACTGCCAGGAGTTCCTACACTAAGCACAAAATGTCCACGAAATGTCAAGCACGACGATGTAAAGAGACTGCCAAGTATAAAGTGGACTTGAGTGGAACACAAGGCTCTTTCCATATAGAATTTGAATGTGAAGGGACCTGTCTTCCTGGTAAACGCCTCTGTAATGAGTGTATTACAGCACAAAAACAAGGTAAACATAAGAATCAATCGAAATCATGGCAAGGCTTTATCGGTGAAGAATTTCCTGAATGGAGCCGAATTGTAGGCTCGGTCAAATATCTGGCGAAACTAAAGGAACGAGGCTTACCCATTCCAGAGGATATGGGTAAGCCCAAGAAAGTTATTGAGGAAGTCGTTGCTCCTAAGGAAGTCGCTGCTCCTAAGGAAGTCGTTACTTCTAAAGAAAAGAAGCCCCGTGCTAAGAGAGCTATTAAGATCAAGGATGAGGTTGTTGAACCTGTTGCTGTCACTGTAAAAGAGCCAGTTCAAATAAAGGCGATTGAGTCAATTCAATCTACGCTTCATGATATAGATGTTCATGTTATCAAGGTGCGAAAGTTTGAAATTAATGGCCACAGCTATTATCTTGACTCCAACAAATATAAACTCTATAAGGTCGGCTCGGATAAAAAGCCTGGAGCCTATCACGGACGCTGGAATCCTGAAAAGGAAGAAATTGACACGAGTTTTCCTGATTCCGACCGTGAATAAATATGAAGTCTAAATAAGATGGAGATAACAACAGATGTTCCATTACATCCATTTTTATTTGTAGGATGCTGGAATAATCCAACTACACGAGATTATGAACGCGTCTTTCAACAAATCAAGAAAGATCCTATTAAAACACTCATTCTAGGGGGCGATAATATTTATCCTTTTAAAGATGAAAATGGAAATAAACGCTATAATGTTGATGAAGTTGAAAAAGGATTTAGGATTGCCAAAGAAGGAAAGAACACTGTCTATACTGCAGTTGGAAACCATAATCTTGCAAATCCTCGTGTTTTTGAAAAAGAGAAAGAACTCTATAGTATTCAAAATACATACTACTGTGTCCATTTTGCCGACAGATATTCGATTATTTTTCTTAATTCAATGATTCTTATTAATGAAGATGATGAGCACACAGAAGAACTAAATACTATGTTACAATGGTTATATGATACTATATCAAAAGATATTCGCTATTATATTGTGATGCATCATCCAATTGTTGGAATACGTAAAAAGGGATCATGGACTCTTCCAAACAAAAATAGGCTCTTAACTGTCATAAAAGATAATCTTCCAATCGGTATCCTATGTTCGCATCTTCACCTATTTCAGAATGGTCTTATTGAGTTTCATAATACAGATGGACGTTCCTCACCTGATTTTGGTCCTTCCTATAAAAGAATTCTACAATACATTGTTGGCACAGGAGGTGCTAAATTGGACGATATTCCATCTGCTGGTTCTCATTCAATTATAGAAGATGATGATACATTTAAATATTCAATTATAAAAACGCAAAAAACATATGGATATAGTCGTATAACCGCTCGAGGTGTTTTTGAATTTGTTCCTCTTATTGGATCCATGGGTGGAAGAAGAAAAACGAAAACTAGGCGCTCATCAAAGAAAAAGTCTATCGCCTCTTCCTAGTCTGCCTAGATTTTCGTGTGACGGACTTTAGAGATTCTTGCTTAGCCTTGATCGCAGCAACAAATTCGTCCACAATCGCCTTATCCTTTAGTTCTTGAGCAATCTCCTTGGCTTCCTTTTCTGCTTGAAATCCTCTTAATCTAGAAGTTAATGCTGCAAATCCCTTTTTGTTTCGTATGCGACCAGGCCTCGGATCATTAATACCAAGAAGTGTTTCTACAGTGGCTGATTTTTTAGACTTAGAGTTTATTCCCTTACGAGCTCTTCGTGAATAGTTATTGATCGGAAGCTCCTCAATGGATGAGACTGGATTATTGGGAAATTTAACACCTTTTGTTCTAGAACTCATTCTACTATAGAGACAGAAGTTACTGTTTTTACTTCCTTTGGAAAGCGGGACGCATACTGTCTTTTTAGCTTCTCAAGAGTCGGCAAATAGAGCCTCGGCTCATCCGAGTGATAGGGTGGTCTTGGAAATCCATTAAATTCAGACGCAGTTACACTGGTATACGCACCCATATTCGGAAACCAAAGCCAATCACCCACTTCTAATTCCTCCATCTCCTCTGAGTGTGCGATCATATCTAGACTATCACATGTGCGACCAAATAAAGTTCCCTTCACCTTTTTTCTCGGTGAATGCTCGTGATTTGTGGTGGGAATCCTTAACCATTCAGGTTTCTTATGGTCGAACGGAATACAAGAGAACTGTCCATAGAGACTTTCATCAATGGTATAACGCCATCCGTTCCCTGTCAGAGATGGCTTCTTGCCAATGACTTGAACAAAGAGATCAAAAGAGTTTGTGGCGAAGAAACGACCAGGCTCAGCAATGAATTTAGGCTGATCCGCAATCGAATTACTAAAATTAACCCGTGTCATACCACATCGTATTACACGAGCATAGTTTTCAAAGAGATCTTGATTCGCCATGAATCCACCCCCAATATCAATGGTGGTGGCTGGATGTTCATGAGCTTTCATTTGCTTTAATGAATGTGTGGCCACCTCAATTGCGGCCTTGTATTGTTGAGGGTCCTCGCAACCGGATCCTACATGAAAGGAAACGCCCTTTAAGGCGATTCCCTTGTTTTTTGCATATATCGATAAGTCTCTTACCTTATCAGGGGTAAATCCAAACTTTCGGCTAAAAGGCATGATACTGTTTTTATCCTCCACTAGAAGTCTAATAAACGCTCCACCCGTCCAACCCACAGAGACAAGCTTATCCACCTCTTCAAACGAATCAATCACCGTCGTTGGAGATCCTAGAGTCTTTGCCTTTTCAAGATCTCTCAAAGGCTTACATGGATTCGCATAGACAACACTTGTCTGAAATGTTTCATTTCCACCCAATTCTGCGACTTCCATCATCTCTCTAGCCGAAGCACAATCAAATCCTGCTCCCAGTGACGAGAGTTGTGTCAAAAGAAGACGATCAGGATTACACTTGACAGCATAGAAAGGACGAATCATTGGCAGCTCCTTTCGCCATAGATTCCAACTCATCTGAACACGACCCGCCGTATACGCATAAAACGCTCCATGGGTTCCCTTAAAGGAACGAATAAGACTCTGTAGTTTCTCCAGTGTTGCTTAGATAAATAGGGTTTTGAAATAAAGGCTTAAGCCTTTGAACGAATTCAAATTTAGCGGAATGACTATTCACCTTGATGTTGTCGCAGGACTTGCTAACCGTATACGAGCTCTTATTTCTGGAATCTGTATGGCCGAAGACTTAGGGACAACTCTCGTTGTTCACTGGTATCCCTTCAATCCTGCCTGTGTATGCCGTATTGAATCAATCTTTGATATGAGAACCTTTCCTTCCTTTGTTAGCTTCTCAGATCAGCCTTTGAATTCAGCTCGCGAATGTCTATCGGCTGCGGATATGATCAAGTTCACAGAACTCTATCGAACCAAGGGTTCTATGGAAATCAAATCGTATGGTCGGTTTCATACAACAGATCCTGGTCGGTGGATTCGCTATCTTAGGGCCATGAAGCCTTCAAGAGAGATTAGTCTTCAACTAGAAGAAAGACTCGCAGATATTCACTTCTCTAAGGTTCTCGGTGTCCACATACGACGGGGCGACAATGAAAAGGCCATTCACCAAAGTCCTTTTCAGGGTTTTAAGAAGTATCTTGAGACTACCGATGGTCAATTCTTACTTGTGACAGATGATACCACAATTAAAGAAATACTATCCTCTATGTTTTCGGGTCGTTGTTTTACTGCGGCTAAACTGCTTTCTCGTCAATCTGAAGATGGTATGAAAGAAGCCGCGATCGATTTCTTTGCACTGGCTCGCTGTCCTACCATTCTAGGCTCAGCATGTTCTTCTTTTTCTGAGATTGCGGCTCTATACGGCGATTCAAAGCTGTCGCTCGTAACTCGTGAATAATGAAAACTTAGGTGATCTCAATCCATTTTGTCACAACACGAAGATTAACTGAGCCTGAAAACGCATACGCAGCAAAAACAAGTGTATCTAGATTTCCTTTTATATCAGAAGTAAATGCTCTTGCTGTGAGTAGGTCAGCCACACTCATACCATCTGCTGCTAATGATCTATTATCAACAAATCCAGAATAAAATGTTTCTCCGCCTGATATCGTATAAGCGTTTGAAGAAGCTCCGCCAAACCATTTATATTCAGTCATTGAGTTCGAATCAGGATGAGATGTAAATGTATACGCAGGGCTTCCACTAATTGTAGGATTTCTATAGACTGTAAAACCAACAGGAGCAGGCGACGCTTGTGTTCCAGATGAGTTATAAAAATCAAACTCTTTGACTCGAAATGATGCTCTACAGAACTGTTGTCTTAGTCTAACTATAAGTAAAGGCCTCATTGTCGTATCAACCGTTCTTGCAGTCGCAACTATTTCTGAAGGTAGAGCAACCAGTCTTCCAAAAGGAACATAATCTCCCATCATCTGCGACGATGCGCAGATTGAGCCAAAGGAAGCTGAGGAACTGGATCCACCTGCGACCTTTTCAATCTCCCAACGCAGAGGAAGATTGGGCAGCCTCGTATAAGGGCCTGAAAGATTCCTCTGATGAAACATATGACAGAAAATAGTTCTTCCGTTAATGACAAATCCCATACGAACCGATCCTACACCGAGCCATTGACGCTGTATCACAATTAAAATGGCCTGTGTAATTGGACTAGGAAGAATAAAGCCAGATGGAGAGGATGAGCGATTTCCATCCAGAGTATCCAGATTCCAGGAAGATTGTGGAATTCGTGTGATATTGGATAGGTTGTCTGGACTATTGGCTCGTTCGACAACAAACCATTTGGCCCCACTCAATTCAAAGAAGTGTCCCATACTTTTCTGATTAACTTCTACGCCTGTGCCTGGATTTGTGGAGCCAGAACTATTCTTATCCCGATAATCGTCAAAATTACCTAGACGAATCGCAACTGAATCATCAAAAGTTCCAGAATATTGAGGTGTCATTGTCATGTAGAAGTTCTGAAGTTTTCCAGGTTGATAGAGTTGATATTCTCGTGACTGACGAACCGCTTTGCCTCCAGATCCTGATGCACTCAGAACAATTGTACAGTTTGAAATATCATATGTAACAACACCTGTTCCTGTGCTCACAAAGTCCATTCTTCCCTTTTGCATCGTGTATGCGGGATGTGTTACGAAGGTTGTTGTGGGTGTTACGACAAGCTGCCTATTGAACATATCAAATCCAGGTGTTGCCTTATTGGTCCCCAAATATCCCTGTGTTTCTTGTGCTAACGTAAATCCGGGAAAGAGATTTTGCATGACCTTTTTTCTATAAGGATCCCATAGAATGAATGCCCCTCCGATGCCTCAGCACGGAAACAATATTCGGTCCTCAGGCCAGGATATTCTCTTGCCAACAAACGTAAAAGAACGAAGACGACGACAGCTTCTTGTAGAAGTCAATAGTCGTGATCGCAATGTAGGTGTCTTTCCGAGTCCGAGTCAGTTTCGTTGGAGATTTCAGAGACCTTTGAAAGATGTTGTATCTCTTCAAATTGTAGGTGGAACTGTGCCTACCCGCATCTTTAATATAACAAGCACATGGAACACCTTTACCTTTAAAGAAGGAACTGGATTATATACTATCACACTCAATGTGGGTCGTTATTCATTGGATCTTCTTGCGACCGAGTTTGCTGCTCAACTCAATCGAACTCCTGGAATTACAAATAACTATTCAGTGGGTGTAAGTCCTACTACCGACCAGATTGTCATTACTCGTGACTCAGGATTATTGCCTTTTAGTTTACTTTTTGCCACAGGCAACTTCGTAGATCTTATTGACTCCTCTACCAATGTTCTACTTCAGATGAAAACACCTCGTCGCATTCTAGGATTTCTGTTTCAAGACTACAGCGACGGAGGCACAGGAAAAATAACAGCACCTCTGGCGATGGATTTAGAATTCCTCTTGAATCGTATCTATTTATTTATGAATCATGATAACTCACAGGATCTAGGGACCATTGAACGATCGGTTGGAAAGGGCAATCCTCATTCCATCATTTATATGGATGCTGCTGAATATACCTATAAGACCTTTACGAAAGATCTCTTTCAGCCTCTGTTTGTCTCAAAGCCTGCTCCAATCGCACGCATGACAGCACTGGATATCGCAATGAGAGATGAGTTTGATAATTTAATTGAATTTGGAGGTCGTGACTTTACTTTGCTGCTGGAGATTGAGTATTTGGAGTAGATTTGAGCCATTTTGTAAATGCATGTGTCTTTTCAACGAAATAGGAAGACCCAAGCATTTTGGCAGCGAGTTCATGAAGTTCTCGATCTCTGGGTGGCAATGAACCAAGAAACTGTTTACCTTTTTCTGTAACTGTGTGCTGTGTCTGTTCCATTTTTGCTTGCTTTGATAAAGCTACACAAAACAATTTTACTGAATAGGGAATGCTAGAAGCATTGACTAAAAAAGGAAAGCCTCTAGCCTCTTTTAAAAAAGGTGATACAATTCGTGTCTCAAATAAGATGGTGAAAGGATATTCATATCAGTTGGAAGAGGAGCCTGGTCAAAACTTTGCCTCCGACTTTCGCCCCTATTCTGATCCTGGTGAGATTCTGGCCATGGGTGCCTTTGAAGGAAAATATCTGAATGATTGTATTACGGAGTTTCCTGCTGAGTGGTATCTGAAGGCCTTGACGCTTGATAAACTACGTCCTGATGGTGCGGATGTCTCTGTCAATTGCTTTGGTGTGAAGTCTAGATTGCCTTTGAGTGAATGGCGCAAATACGGATGGCTGCCTCCAGCAAAAGGTGAACGAAGACATATTGATAAAATGGGTCGGGCAATTTTGAGTGATGCGTCTCAAAACCCTGATGAACGCGGATGGTTTCAATGGTATTGTCGTTACTGGATGGGTCGCAGACTTCCTGAACTCGATGCGGTTCAAATCAGACGATGGAAAACGTTTGTGCGTCATGCGGGAGCTATCAAGGCAAACTGTAGTCCAGGTGATCTAACCTGTAGACCCACACAAAGACAGGCTCTCTTACATTGGGCCCATAATCCTTTTATCTAACTAGAGTAGAATGCCTCCCAATTTTTCACAAAATTATCAAAAAAAGTCCTTTGCACCTATTTATCCACGAACAAATGTATCAGCAATGAACGTATCACCAATGAATGTATCAAGGAAAAACCGCGTAGCAGCTATGCTAAATAAGAAAGTAACACCTCAACTAAATCAAACACGAAGGATACGTTTTTCCAATACTGTTATTGGAAGTAATAACACACAAAATACCTTACATAATGGAAAAAATACACGTGGAAAGGTAAGAGATAAAGAATGGAACATTTCCCCAAATAACTATACAGTTAAAGAAAGAAATAATCTTCTAAACTTAATGAATGATAGATTTTCTGATGGTTCAGGTCAAGTTTTAAGTCGTTACGATATACTAGATAAACCCGAAAAAGAATTTATTAATAGACTCTATAGACTATCCGTTCCCTCTAATAGCAGTTATCGTAGAGCCTTTTATAGAGGCGAATATACTCCTGAGATAGCAAGAATGATGGCAAAACTTTCAATGAAGTATACCCCTGAGGAAATGAAACAAAAAGTTCAGAATCTTCCACTCAATGATTCTATGAAACAATCTATGATACATAATATTTCTCTTATGTATAATAAAAATACAAAGAATTTTGTTAACTCTCCAAAGTTAAATTCTGCGTTTGATCCTGTCTATAATGGAAATATGAATCAGTATGTAAAGACTCTTAAAAATAAATATAAAAATCGCAATGAACAATTAAAAGCCTTGAATCGTAATTTAACAATGAATACTCAAATAAAACGAATTATACGAAACTTACTCTAGATAATTTAGAATAGATCTTACAGAAGCAAATAGAATTCCGCCCCAGAGCGAATCTGCGACAGCAAAATAAGGACTATAGTTCTTAAACATAGCAAGATTTGTAAAATCATAGACAGCATACACACAAAGTCCTGATAGAAAGGCCTCTGTGGGTGTTTTTACACGTGTCATGAGATAGGCGAGGGCTAAATAGACAACAGGTGCGGGCCACAAACGGAATTGTAGTGGAGATCGTTGTATTTGTTCAACCATTGTTCCAACATATCCCGAGGTAACAAGAAGCCAAGGTAAATCCACTAAAATCAATAAAAAGAATGCGTAGAGAAACTCCATCTAAAAGAGTCAAGCAAATTCTAGGAAGCTATGAAGTGTGTTCTGTTTGATCTGGATGGAGTTCTAGTGAATTCAAGAGTTCTTCATTTTGAGACGTTTCGTGATGCTCTAAAAGGAGTGGTCCCCGAATTTAAGATTACATGGTCCGAACACGAAAAGGAAATGGATGGTCTACCTACACGCAGTAAACTACGAATGCTTCTTTCAAAGGGTGTTCTTACTAAAGAAGAGTCCGAGCGTGTCTATCAAAAGAAACAGGAATTGACTCTTGCATCGTTACCCGGAACCATGAAGCCTCGTGCTACACTTACTAAGCTACTCCTATCATTGAAGTCACGAGGTCTCCGTCTTTTCTGTATTTCAAATGCGATTCGTAAAACGGTTGAAGAAACATTGAAACTACTTGAAATCTTTGACTTCTTTGAATTAGTTTATGGAAATGAGGATGCGACTGAAGGAAAGCCTTCTCCTGAGTTATATCTTAAAGCGATTGAGGCGGCAGGTGTGGAACCAAGCGATTGTCTCATTTTAGAGGATAGCCAACATGGTCGTCAAGCTGCCTATGCGTCAGGGGCTCATGTGCTAGAAGTAGAAGATGCTGAGGATGTTACTCTTGAACTAGTGGATCGAGCCCTTTCTCAGCAACCAATTCAATCGCGTTATGCGAATGTAAAGTGTATCAATATTGTGGTGCCTATGGCAGGAGAAGGATCACGATTTAAAAAGGCGGGTTACAAAGATCCTAAACCCTTTATTCCTCTTGCTTCCAAGCCTATGATTCGTTGGGTGCTTGATAATATGCTTCCTAAAGAGCCTATTCATGTAAAATTTCATCTTATTATGCGCGCAGACCATATAACTGAATATTCTCTTGCATGTCTCTTTGACGGTATGCCTCTAAACGTAAGCTTTGAGATTCATGTAACAAAAGATCTTACAGAAGGAGCGGCTTGTTCTGTTCTTCTTGCTAAACACATGATTGACTCTGAAAATCCTCTTGTCATTGTGAATAGTGATCAGTTTCTCGAGTGGAATCCTGATGCATTTTACAAGTCGCTTTTGAACCCAACCTATGATGGATGTATTCTCACATTTTTACAACCCGATCCGTCAGATATTAAATGGTCTTATGCTTCTATTAATAATGATGGACTCGTGAATGAAGTTGCAGAAAAGAAATGGATCAGTCCCTTTGCGACGGTTGGATTGTATGGTTGGGCCCGAGGATCGGACTTTGTTCGTTATGCGAATCAAATGATTAACAAGAACATTCGCACAAACGGAGAATTCTACGTATGCCCTGTCTACAATGAGGCGATTTCAGAAGGTCAGAAGATCCGTGTAAGTCTTTGTAAAGGAATGTGGGGCCTTGGTGTTCCTGAAGACTTAGAGAAGTTCCGCAAAGACTATTTACAGGAAGTCATATGTCAGGAAACCACACCACAGGAAGTCACACCAATAGAACTCTAGAAACAATTTATGATAGAATGAATCTAAAAAACAAAGGAATCGCAACGGTAAATCCTTCTTTATTAAGTGAAAGATGTTATGCGACCTACGCCTTGGGTAATTGGTTTTTATTGCCTTCTTTTAATCGTTTAGTCTCACGATTGAAAGAAATTCTAGGAGATTCGATCTATTTATATACACCTACACCTACAGGCGATGAAGGCCAACTTCATTTAACTCTTCTCCAGCATCATTCCTTCAATTCAGCTAACTCCATCTCATTTGAAGAATCAGAACGTGTATCATTTTCTGTAAAAAAATCTCTTGAAATTAATCCAAAAGCCTATTGGATTCAGTATCGTGGTCTTGTATGGACTCCCTCTGGAATCGCCTTATGTGGATACCCCCACGATTCAAGTGACTATGAAAGAATTCTATATCAACGTAGAACTATTCATATCTCACTTGTAGTTGATGGATTACCCTATGATATTCCTTATGAGAATGATATTGTTCATAGCACACTCTTTCGTTGGAAGAAACAGCCTTCCGCTGAAATGTTAGAGAAGTTAGAAACAGAAAGACTCCGTTGGTCCGAATGTGTCTTTGGTGATCTTCATGTAAATTCATGGACAATAGGAAGAGGTTCTTGGAGACAGCTTAGTTATGAACGATTTGATTATTATAAGGTGCCTTTACATAGCTTTATTGCTCATCGAGGAAATCTGAATGGTCCATCACATTATGAAGAAAACTCCCCTGAGGTTCTTGATCGTAGAGAAGTAGATGGAATTTGGGTTGAATGTGATGTGTGGTATAGAAAAGGAGAACTCTGGCTAGGACATGATGCTCCTCAGTATAAAATTACAATGGGATGGTTGGCTGCGTCACCAAGGCGATTAATTCATGCAAAAGATGGTCATACATTTGAGTATTTATTAGCCGAAAATGGAAAGCGAGGCCTCGGCCTCCATATCTTCTATCATACAAATGAAGATTATGCGTTAACCAATAAGGGAATTGTGATTACTTGTCCAAATTCTCCAATTCTTGAAGGAAGTCTTTGTATGATGCCTGAAATGACAAATCCTCGCTATTGTTCGACTGAACGGAATAAACTCTTTTTCTTATGTTCTGATAGAAAGGATGGATATTCCTCCCATTTTGGTTATTAATTTAGAAGAACGAAAAGATCGTTGGGTTTCTATACAGAATGCGTTTCAAGATTGGCATGTTCCTCTCGAGCGTGTAGAGGCGGTTCGTATGAAACCTGGATGGAAAGGATGTACACTTTCTCACAAAAAATGTATTCAGATTGCTAAAGATCGCAAGTATCCCTGGGTTTTGATTCTAGAAGATGATTGTTTGCCTGAACCCGACTGTAGGCAACGGTTTCAGGCATTATTACCATCTTTATGGGCAAGACGTAGTGAATGGGATATCTTTAATGGGGGGATTTCATATTTATGGGAGGCACGTGTGATTCAAGAAGAACCTCCTCTCTTAAAAGCCTCAGGATGGGCTACTCAGTTTATTTTAATTCACGAAGGCTCCTATGATCATCTCTTAGACGCAGTGGATGATACTGTAAAAATAGATGTATATTATACTGATCATGAACGCACATACTGCACAGTTCCTCATTTAGCAATACAGACTCCTGGTGTTAGTGATATTACCGATAATGAGACCGATTATGTTGATAATTTTAAACGATCTGAAGAAACTTTACTTACAAAACTTTTCTTATATAAATGGGACTTCATACCCAAAACGGTCGCAGGTTTTTTGGTAGCAGGAGCAGCCGTTGGATTAGCAATGCGGTTTCTTGGTAAACCACGATTCAGACGATAATAGAAGATGGATACCGTTCGTGTAGAGGGATTTTCAAGTTCTCTACGAGGTCGGAAACTTTGGATTTTAGGCGATGAGGCATTACTCCCGAATCGTCTTCATGTCGTTGAACAGGAACTTTTGGGAAGAGGAAGGAGTCTTTTAATTATTGCGGATGGGCGTAAACTGCCTCGTTGGGCCTCAAAAATCGAATGGGATTCAATCTATCGTCTTAAAGATACACAAGACTTACGACTTGCTCTTACTTATATTGGAAATGCAGCTCGTCCTTTGCGTGTCGTGTGGCTCGGTGAAGAACCTTCTCATCCAGTTCTTCAAAGACTCCACCATCAAGATGTAACACTCTTTGGAGTTGGACCGAGCCAACCCAAAGGAGAATGGGATGTCCTCTTTTTTCCGAGTTCGTATGAAGCAAATCGCATTGAAGAGAGTTTATTATCTCGTATGGGATCACTGAGATTGGCGGCTTTGAATTTGAAATCCGTAGTTCCTGAGCTCAAGGCTGTTCGTGCTGGACTTGTCTGGTCCTCCATTGGAGAATCAGAAAAGGCTGGGGCTGTCTATTGGTATGATGTTGCAGAAGGTGATGGTGCTAAAGCTGCCTTTAATCTCGTTGAGGCGGCAGATACTTTGAGAGAACTTGCAGATCATATTTCTGCTAGTAAATAATTTACTTCTTTACTTCTTGAAGAACTTGTGTCCCTAAGTTGCTCTTTACTTCTTGAACAACTTGTGTACCTGGCCAGAGGCCAGGACCAGTTGCTCTTTACTTCTTAAAGAGCTTGAAAGTTCCCTTCTTGGCAATATAGCCAGCCTTACGAAGTTGCTTGAGTGCCTTCTTTCCAGCAGCGTGCTTCTTCTTGCTCACAATGCGGCCCTTGCGAGTCTTCATGAGGTCCTTGCGGGTGAGGCCGCCGGACGTGTGCTTGGCAGTGCCATGCCAGACCTGTGCCTTTGTGCCAATCGCGGGCATCTTTCCACCTTCCATGTTCTTGCGAGTGACGTTGTTAGTAGACATTCTATATTGAGAGCCTAGAAATTATACCATCTTGATTCTTGGAACTTTTCCTTCTCGTATAGCATCAATCATTTCAGCCATCTTCTTTGGATCATAGATCCCAGCAAAATGGACTAAAAAATCACCAGGTTCCCATAATGGCTCATTCGGAAGTCCCTGAATATACGCATTAAATCGCTTGTGTTGCTTCGTAATCTCAATATGAGCTCGATCATTCAGATTCTCCTCTAATAGTTTGAGAATACCTGCATTCTCCCACCAAATATGATAAATACAGTCTGTTTGCTGATAGACGCGACTCCAAAAATCTCGTATCCATTCCGTATTTCTCATGAGAATATTTCCTGCATTTACATGTCCGCATGAGTCAAAAGTCATGAGCATATCCTTTGTCTCAGGTAATAAAGGAAGAACATGATCTTCTACTTTCAATTCAGGATTCGTAACATAGACATCTGCGTCACT